CCTCCTCCACAACCTCCTCGGATTCGGATCCCGACGGCGTATAAGTATTCGGCCACGTACCTCGTGTTGGATTTGCTTTTGATGGCTCACCTTTTCCGTCGTTTGACACATTATGCTCTACTCCGTTTGTATCAAACGGGTGCGCATCTAACTCTGCAGTTTCTCTTTTCTTTTTATTTATCGCTTTTTCAACACACCTAATTAGTTTTTCCAAATATTCCTCATACGGGGCGGATCTCATTTTTTTCTCGAGTTGATGTAATCTGTTATATTGTGTTTCTATTGCTTCGCCGAGTGGAACGTTGTTTTCGTGGAAGTTCAATAACTCACCTGTCATAGTTACGCTACTTCTTGCACAGTGTACAAGTTTCTTTAAAAATACTAAAAAGGGTACGATATTCTGACTGTCAGACTGCCATGCCGACTTCTCTTTAGCAAAAATTTGTAAGTACATTTTAATTACCCTTGACTTTTCCTCCCGAGTTCCGTGCTCCGCTCGTCGAGCGCGAACAACGGTGTTACCCGTTCCAACATGCCCGCGTGGCGCTTTTTTAAAGCGACCAGAGGAGTTACCCGTTCCAACATGCCGGCGTGGCGCTTTTCGTGGCGCTTTTCGTGAGCGAGCAGAGGAGTTACCCGGTTGCGCGTTTTTGTGCCTCCGTACCGCAAGACCATGTGCATTACGACATCCACTGCCTATTAGCCAAACACATTGTCCGGGATTCTTTGTTTCACAGTCGCCCAGCTTTAGACTACACTTTGCCCGTTTTGCCTCCATTTTTATGAAGTCACAGATTTATTACTTTTGGGTCGTCGGCGTCAACGCGACACTTACGCTTCAGAATCTTCGTCATCGTAAATTCTTTTTCGACGAAGTAGTTTTTCATTCAAACATTCATCCATTATGTTTGAAAAAGCACCAATATTACCGTTTTGCCAAGCAAGAGTTTCATATTTTACCAAACTATTGTACAATTGTACAATTTCAGTATTTTGTTGTTTGTTTTTACGGAAAACTCTGAGCTCATTCCACGGTATGTGAAGTTCCCGTGAGATTTCGACTTGCGCGGCATGACGGTGCGGGCTTCGGGCTGCGGCATTACGGTGCGGGCTTCGGGCTGTACGGCGCGGGCTTCGGGCTGCGGCAGTACTTTCGCCTTGGTTTGTGCGGTCAACACGACATCCCTTATTCGTCCATACACACCGATCGATATGTTCACACTCCGTTTTGTTTTGTCTACACTTCTCCTTTACCATTTTATTTAAGTTACATTAATATTTTATTTCGAAGTTCTCGCGCCATCCACACGCGTGATTCAGACCGCGATTTCGTTGGTCCACAGATTAGTTTCGAAAAAAAGCATGTCTTCTGGTTCGCGCATAGAAAAATAGTACACCGTAAATACTTGGTTTATAAATGTTGTCTTCCGGTTCGCACATAGAAAAATAGTACACCGTAAATACTTGGTTTATAAATATGGTCTTCCGGACTTTCTATTCGAATATATCTTCCTCCATTAACAGTGTCGTCATAAAAATCCCAAGTGTTGTATAGAGCATACCACACAAAAGCAACGAAATGGCCAGGTATATAACATACAATCCCCGTAAGTGTGTATTCGGTCAATTCAATGTTAAGAACGAAGCTACCATCATCTAAGTGAATTCCATAGTTTAATTTTAGAGTTTTGTCGATTTTGCTGATTGTGATTGCACGCGTCACTTCACATACAAACACTGGCGATTCTTCAATAATTAGTCTTGTAACTGATGTAGAAGTGGTAAGTTTCTTTTTCTCAAATAAACTCATTACTGCGTTTGAATCGTGAATATGTAGGATTAAGAATATAGCGTCTTGTAGTTCCGTTGTACGGGGGTCGTCGTTGTGAGTGGTCTTAACAACGAACAAACTTTTAATCTTCAACCTGTGAAGTATTTCAACTAAAAGGTCCGAACTCGTTTGCACAGACCCATCGGCCCACTTCCCATCAAATTTTGATCGTAGTTTACAACACGTCTTACTTTTGTTGTCACGTAGTTTTAAGACCTCCGTTCCGAGCACGTTTGCCAAAGGTTCGGATCGGTTTTTAAATATAGAGTCAAAAGCCGAAGTAGTAGAAAACATTGCGACAATAAGAGCATCAAAATAACAACTGTTACGGTGCCATCTAAATCCATGAATTTCTTCCTCTTCCTCTCCCTCCACTTCCTCTCCCTCCACTTCCTCTCCCTCCACTTCCTCTCCCTCCACTTCCTCTCCCTCCACTTCCTCTCCCTCCACTTCCTCTCTCTTTTCTTCCTCTCCCTCCACTTCCTCTCCCTTTTCTCCCTCCACTTCCTCTCTCTTTTCCTCTTCTGCGCCCCCCTCGTCAATACATTTTGTAAAACTTTTAAGGTAATATCTCGACACCCCATCCTCCCATGAGGCCAACTCCATTTCACGTAACTTAACGTAAAGTGCATTGATTCTTATGGACGATTTCGCGAGTTCGCGTTCGTCGTGTAAAACAGTTATACATTCCTTCAATTTTTCAATATATGTTCCTTGAAGATTTTGTTTCCATGCGTCCAACTCGATTTTTAACAGTTTGTCAAAGGTACGATTCATTTCTTTGAGCCACACAATTTATTACATTTTCCACCGCATCCCACACTTATTACAAACGCAAAAAACAGTCATGCCCTCATCTGCTGATCGTGTTTGTTTTTGGTGTACATCTACATCACGCGAATGACAGCGATTGCATGTGAGTGTCCCTCCATCTTCTTTGTACTCCTCGTGGAGCAATACATGTTGACGGCGCATGTCGGCATTGTGTTCCTCGTGCCACCTCTCGACCTCGGTCCCAATCGCAAGCGTCGTGTTGTCAAGATGCACGAGGGCGGATGGTGTGTAGGTTGCGAGCAAGTTGGGTGACACCGAAATGTTCCATGCAATCTGTCGCACCTTGGTTTCAAAGTCGGTGTTGATCGTGGAGGATGATGTAACGTAGCGGAAGATGGCCGCCTCAAGGTCCCACGCGACACGCCCGGGGGCATGTTTCCCCAAAAGTTTCAATGCATCACCACGACGCACCAGGTCTGTTGTCATGTCGACTATCCCTAAAGTAAAAAAATGGTGTGGTTGTTGTTTATTCGATACAGTCGGCCGCCCGCTTATTGTTAATAATCCCTTCAAGTGTTGCGCCAGGTGGGGCGGTTGCCCCGACGCGTACCTCTTTTTCCTTGTAGCTTGGGATGAACTGCCAGTCCATCTCCGTACATATTTTTTTAAAGATGATGTCTTGTTTGCGAAGTTTCTCGACTCCCTTGAGTAGCATAAAGTACTGAAGGAAGTGGTCGTATCCCACCAGTTCACAAAACTTGTAGAGGCAGTAGGAGTAACTTAGGAAGTTTTTTCGTTCGGGTGGGCAGTGTTTTTGGAAGGGTCCCTGAATGGCCTCGAACATGATCCGCAACTGTTCCTCCTGAAAGGTACTAAAGCGCGGCGGATGTTTCCCGGTGATGCTAACATATATTTGCATGGTGTGATCGTACTGCTTCCGCATGCCCATTTGTTTGAGCGCGTACCGCAGGTTGGCCTGCGTGATTTGGGCGACGGAACGTATTCCGTTCTTGTGGTAGAGGTACTCCATCACATCATCAATCACACTGACGGGAACCTCGGTGTTTTCCTTGGCCTGAATGGCATTGAGCCACTCCTGGAAGTGATTCTGTCGCTTGTAACTGAAACTTACGAACTCCACCTCCTCGCCGTATGGGATTCGTGAGGAGGTGGCCTGAAGGTATGGTCGGGTGTGACTGCATCGCGGACACCCGAGCAATGCCTCCGTTGCCATGACCACCATGGTGACATTGCATGTCTCACACACATCACCCTGAACCACAAACACGGCCGGAATGGTCTCGTTCTCGAGCACCATGGTGAGCTCCGCCCGCAGCGAGTTTTCATCGTAAACGTGCATTTCGGCGGGGGATGAAAAACATTTGGGATGTTTGAGGGTTTGTGCGGAGGGCAGCGTCTTCCTGCCGCGCGACCGCGGGCGCGACTTGGTGGTACTATCCTTTTTGGTGCGTGCCTCCTCCATTTGTTGCACAAGAATGAGGTAGGGTGAGACCATGGCGTCAAAGGCCTCATGACACACCCCTGAGACCACATCTGCAAGTTTGGCCTCCACTGCAAGTAATGTGGCCTCCACCTGGTGCTTCTCCCGCAACTGGTGGCGCGCGGTCAGTGTCGTGAGATGGGCACGTGCGGCACGCACCACACTTCGCATCTGGGTCGGGTTCTGACTTTGGTGCATCTTTTTGCGCTGTACCTCCACATATGATTTCACATCAAGGTGGGAAAGTGTACTTCCCCCCCTCTCAACCGGCGTATTTTTCTGGGACTTTCGGTCCATCAACCACACCTTACTCATTTGGAAACTAAAATAAAGTGAGAAGCCGGTTGTCGAGCACAAAAAAAGCGGGGTGTTTTTCAAAACAACATGCCACGCTTGTTCCGGAAATCACGGCTTGAGATATTTGACGGCGAGGTTGACTTTGGTGGGGTTGTGGACCCCGATCTGGTGACCCGCGAAGGTGTGACCGTGTGTCCCTTTGGCAAGGGGCTTGTGTGCAACAAACCAGGGTGCATGGTGTGCGACGAGGGTGTGCGGTGTTGCAACCCGGGGGATACCTGCTACCTCACCGGTCAGGATAAAACAAACTGGTGCACCAGGTTTCGGGGGACGGGGGGTGGGTCGCAAATGGCGGCCGCGCCCGCGGAACGACGGTCCTTCTGGGAACGTTAAAGTGCGGACACCCTCATGCGACCAATCAAACCGTGACGAACCTCTTCAAAGGAAGGATTTTCGGTCGGGCGAAAGGTCACACGGAAACTGTGGGTGTGTGGTGTCGTGTCGTTGGTCGCCCGTACCGTGAGGGTGAGAGGTTCCTTTCCGCGAGCCTCGTGGTCGAAGTACGCGCGCTGAAACTTCTCCCCGCGCGCCACACTTGCCTTTTTGCAAAGGTTTTTCGAGGTGCAGGTTGGGGTAGCACATGCGCATCCCACATTCTTCTTCACAATATCCACCAAGCCTGGTATGAAAGACATGGGTTGCCGGGTGGTGGGTGGGTGGGGTGCTTCACGCCGCACCGCGTCCACAAAGTGCGCAACTGCATCTTGTAGTGTGCCACCCCGAACTGGCGTGTGTCCGGCATGGTTGAGGAGTTCAAAAGTGGGTTTTACACTTTCCCCACCACCTTCCACGGTGGCGCCATTTGTTGCGTCGAGCATTCCCTGAATTCTTTTTTTGTCCTTCGCGTTTGGTACCGCCTGAACCCACTCGACCGTCATTTGTAAGAGAAAAATAAAATTTAAAAAAGTAATTTATTATGCTTCGGTAAGACGGGGAGCAAGGATGATTTTAATGTAACTTGAAGCATTCCCCAGGCCGTAGTGAAGCACAAGCGGCAACCCCGGACTTAGATAGAGTTGGACGGTCTGCCGATCCATGCTCTTCAACACACCATTGAGATACATTGCCGGATAGGTCCCGCTGAAGCGCTCCACGAGGTCATCCCTTTCCTCCTCGTCCCCACCCACCTGGTTGCCGCGCACCACCCGAATGGCGTCCGGTCCGGTGGTTTCGGGCACCGTACTACTGTGGTGAATCTTGCGTGTCGACGCACCCTCGTTCTCCGCCGCAATCGTAAAGTAGTGGTGATGCTCCTCACCAACCTGTACCGCCGGCTCCTCCACCCGCAGTTCAATAACATTTCCGCGGATCGCATGAATAATGCGACACACCTCCTTCAAGCGCTCCAACTCAATTTCCACCACGTAGTTGAACTCAAGAGTTTGCATGTCAAGCTTCTTAAAGTCGGTGACATCATCATCGACCATTTGAATGGTTGAAATCGACCAGTTGTTGCTGTCCGCGCGTTCATATGTTTTGATTGTGAGGTCCGCACTGTCGGTGAAGCGAATGAGCTCGACGACATGCGAGGCCTGCACATCACGCATAAGTGTCATGAAGGTGTCGGTCTCGACACAAAAAGTTGCATTGGCGAGGGTTGTCGAGGTGTCGACCCGACACTCGTACGCCGTCTTCACCATGCACACGCGGGAGCTATTCATTGCATCCATGCGCAGTCCGGTGAAGGTCTCGTCCCGACACACCTGGAAGGACACATGAGCCACCGTCGGTTGCACAATTGCCAGAAGCGTCTTGAAGGTCTGCGGGGTGGAGATGCTGACACACCAATCAAACGTCTTCCGTGAACGCTTTTGCGGGGGTGCTTCGCCCTCAAGCGGTCGCTTCGTGCTTTCCTGGGATGTCAACATTGCGTTCGATTCGAAATAATAATAAAATGAGGTGTGATAAAATATTATGGTGGCCTACCCCCTGATGGGCCTCACGTTTTTTCTTTGGACGGCGGCCGTGGTTCTGCTTGGTCTTCACGCGTGGGGGATGCTGATGTTCACAATGTTTCTGCTTCTGACCATTGAGAATTGGGGCCATTCCTTTATTATTTTTATTCGAATGGTGTGGGTCATCAGTCGCACCCTTGGGCATCTCTTTTGTCGCAGTGTGCGTCTCTGGTGGCACACACTTATGTGCGGGTGCGAGGTGCCCGCGGGGAAAGTCATGCGTCGACCCGTCCACCGTTTCAACGCCGCGGCGGCATCAACGGGCGTCATACTCTCCTCAAGTGAGAGCGAGAGTGAGGAGGCCGACGCGGGTGAGGGTCTTAGTACGTAAAGAAGACGGAGGCCGCGTTGTTCAATCCCCCACCTCCCGTGAGCCGGGGTGCGAACGGACGGAATCCCCCAAAGGTCGGCTTCTTGTCCCAAACAAACTTCCCGGCGTAGAGGGCGGGGATGACGACACCCAAAGCAATAAATCCGTATGAAACATCCCTTGCCGTCTTCGCCGAATTAATCTTACCCTCCTTAAATGTCTCAATCTCGTTGAATATTCCACCGGCCGCCACACCCGAAATGATCAACGCGATGGCCACCGAAAAGCCAACCACGGCGGTCACAATACCGGGTGCTTTGTTGGACGATCCGCCGGTACCACCCTTGCCCTTCTTCTGGGCAAGGGAAAGGGCGTACATGCCGAGCGCCACGGAGCCCAGGATGGTCACCACATTGCTCAGAACGTTTGCCTCATCCACATTCAACCCGATGACAAGGGCACTTCTCCGCAACGTGGCATGCCCCGCGGTATCCGTGCGCGCCTTGCGCGCCTTGCGCGCACGTGCGGCCGGGTCCACCACCGGGTCCACCACCGGGTCCACCACCGGGTCCCCGGTCATCTTGAATGCGGAGGCAGTATCGTAGATACTTTCATTCACTGCGGCACTAACCACAAGCATAATACACATGACCATCATCACAACGTCAATTCCGACCGAAAATTCAAAGCGCGACATTGTTAGTTTTTTTAACGAATGACACGAAAATAATCTATTGGTGGGTTTGGATGGTCGAGTCATGATGCGCCCACGGCCGCAAGAAGTTCCTCCAACTTATCCTTCGGCCGATACCCGATGTACTTACGCTCACCCTTGTTGCTCAGTAAGACGGGGAACCCGGTGATCCCCTGCTCCTTCACAAGTGTCGGGGCGTCCTTCGCGTCAATCCGCATCATGTTGACATGGGTGAACTTGCCGCTTGCCGCCGCCTCTTCCCACAGGGGCATTAGTTTCTTACAGAACCCGCACCAGTCGGCACTCAAAAAGACGACAACGGGGGATGCTCCACTCAACGCCGCCTTTGCCCCACTCTCCGTCACCACACCACCCCGTGCGTTGCCCATCCGCACACCACCGGCCGCGGACTTTGCCGTTTTCAGAAACGCCTCCATGTCCGCCTTTGGTTTGTAACCCTCCATGGTGGTTACATTCCCCCAGTTGACAAGAAAGGCCGGGAAGCCCCGAATTCCCTTCTCCGCACCCAACGCCGCCGCCTTCGTTGAGTTCAACTTGAGCATCGTGATGTGGGCGTACGCGGGGTCCTTTGCCAACTCCGCAAACACCGGTTCGGCGCGTTTACAGAACCCGCACCAGTCGGCGTAGATGAACACAATGGTCGGCTTAGATCCGGCAAGCGCCGCGCGGGCCTGCTTCTCCGTGTCCAGGTCCGTCACAAGACGCGATTTGCGGTACGATGCTGCTGGCGCGTTTGACTCTTTCTTCTTTGCCACCACCATAAGTACAATATACACAATAAGTGCAACTCCTAACGTGATTCCACTACCGATTGCAATGTAGTTCCATGTTTTGGTGCTTTTGGCGCCGCCGGGTACTCTGTCGGCCATTTCTTCTCCACCAATATTTTTTTAGGTCATTTCGTCGACACCACACTTTTTTAAGTCTAGCTCAACAAATGGCATGTTCTTCATCGGCGGCACGAACAAATTTGCTCCCACGGGTGTGGGGAAGACCAAGTTGGTTGTTTCTTTACACCATTGCCCTTGGGTATCCGAATTTGCCCACCGCTCAAGAAAAGACGTCGGCCTTAAACCTTGTGCGTAGTCTGCAGTACCTACTTCCATGTGATAAGTGTCGCGTTAACTTTAAGGCGAAGATGGAGGGTGAGTTGGGCGCACGGCTTGAGGATGCCGTTTCGTGCAGTGCGACGTTCACTCGCTTCATCTACGACCTTGAGGCCTCGGTTGCGGCGTCGACCAACAAGAGTATGCTCTCCTTTCCGGAAACCCAGCGCGCGCTCATGAGCAATACGTACCTGCGGCCGGCCGTACCTGCGGCCGTACCTGCGGCCGACCTCGCGGTTGGCGGTGGCGGTGGCCGGGTGTCGCCTCTTGTTTGGATTAGTTTACCTCTTGCCGTTGGTGCAACTGCTCTTATTGTTTGGGTTATCATGCGCGAGAAAATACGAAAAAATAAATTGCAAATTTAGAGTACAAATACAAAGACGAGCGAATAAATTGCAACTTTATAGTACAAAGGGGTTAAAAAGGGGCGCATAGGCAAACCCCGTGGCCGCTCGGTTTTTAACAGCATATAGGTCTTGCCACAGTTCGGGTGCCAACTCGGGCGAAGGTGTCGCACCCTCACCGCCCCACGCCCATGGCCAACTTTTGGTGGCGTTCCCATATGTTTCAGTTGTGCAGCACGGCGGGCCTGCATCACGTGCCACAAGTCGCTGTTGAAAGCTTGCATTGGTCGGGCAGGCCACACAGGGCGCCTGCCCGGGGCGTGGCGGGGGTGCGGGTGAGGCGTTGGTGGGGTGCGGGGGTGCACTCGGTGAGTTGCAGGGGAGACACGTTGATTGGGTGTTGAGAAACGGTTGGGACTCAAGGGTGGCCCAGGTTGTTGGTACATAGGATCCATCGGAAAAGTCCATGGTGTTTTAAGAGAAAAGTATATTTTATTATTGAAGCACCTTCCTATGTCGCATGACCCACCGAGTCACCGCACGCAACACCCGCACGGCATTCTTAAAAACATAAAGATAAATACCCTTCGTCCACACATCGTTCTCCACCGCATACCTCAAAGACGTGACGTTGATCCACACGTAGGTGTCCGCCGCAATAATGACGGGGATGCAGCATGGTCCAACGCCGCCAAGTGTGGTGGTGGGCGTTGGCGGGGAAATGCGCGTCGTGCGGGGCACCGTAACAAAAAGAAGCTCCCGCATGTCATCGTTTTTGGGGGCAATGTAGATGTGGCGTCGGCCTCGGAACAATTCCTCCAACACGGAGGTGCATCGGAGTATTGCGGCAAGAAGCAACTGCGTCCCGACCTGCGTACTTGTGACAAAGCGCAGCACCCCAATCTCCGGCGTCAACGCGAGATGAGGGTTGGAGACGCGCCAGAAGTTCCACCATCGCGCCCAAAGGTAGTGTGTCCGAAAGATGGCGTCACTGAACGCCGCAAACCGCATGTTCTGCGTACGCGAACTTTCGTACCTGTTGAAGTTGGTCTTCGCAAGTGGTGCAAGCAGGGAGGCAAGCTTAACCATGAGGTTTCGACCGGGGGGTGGGGGAAGTGTGGGGCGATTCCACATGTCACTGAGCATGGCGGTCAGTCGACGTGCCTCCGGCGAAACAATGTGATTGTTAAGTAGATCCATGTAGAGTTCAATAAACGGCATCGATCCAATATTGATCCAAACCGGGGTGGCCCATCGGTCCTCGAACCCGATGGTTACACACACTCGCAGAACTCCCCTGGCGCCAATGCGGAAGCGGGGGCACATCCCCGCCCCGGGGATGCGAACAACCGCCATGGTCATCTTGTCCATCTTACCGCGCGGGACAATACACTTCACCCAAACACGACCTGTCTGCATTTCGTCCAACGTCACTTTGGCCGTCAGAAGCGTTGCCACCATGAGATCCGTGCCAAGGTTGCTGTTGAGGACAAAGAACATGTCGTAGGTAACATCCGCCATCGCCACACGTCCACCCCACGTGGCCACGTTCAGAGTAAAATCCGTCATGAGAGCCTGCCAGGGCACGGGCATGCTGTAGGGGAAGGGCAACTCCCGGTTCGCAAAGAGCTCGTATCCTGCCGTTCGATGACCCTTCAACTGATCCTTCATGGTTGCGGTCACGGTCGATCCAATAACTCTCTGAAGTGTGTCGAGAGTTGCGGCGGAAAGTTCGGCCACGGCCCGTGCGCCCGCCACCGCCCCATCCATCACAGTCCCCCCCGCCTGTCGAGAGGCTTCAACCGCTTCCGCCGCAACGCCCGAGGCGCTTTCAACCGTCCCCCCCGCCGCAACGCCCGAGGCGCTTTCAACCGTCCCCCCCGGCGTAACGACCTTTGCGCTCCCCTTACCTTTGCGCCTCTTGGTTTTCTTGCCGCGGTCGCGTCGCTTGCGGGCCGGCGGAGGCGGGGGGGGCGGGGTCCGGCGTCCATGGGCCCATCGCGTCAGGGTGAGGGCGGCGGCCGCTCGCACCACCCGACGACGCTGCCATTTCACCCAGGTGTCCGACATAATGCGGATATTTTTCCACGTATGGTTTTTCATCACGCCGGTGTTGTGGGCGTGCCACATTGCGCGCATACGAGCGTAGCGACGGTAGGTCGCCTCCTCACTCTCGGTCGCGGGACTCGTTGCGGTGGCAACGTGGTGGAGGTAGGTGTCCATGTTCACCATTCGTGAAAATTAAAAAATGAATTAATAAAATGGAACTTCAAAGTATAACCTCAACCACCCAATTGCAAGAGGTCTTGGCCCGGGCGAACAATAAGACCGTTGTTTTGGATTTTACGGCCGAGTGGTGCGCCCCCTGCAAGAAAATTGCACCGGTGTTGCGCGAGTTGGCCACCACGTTCACCGCAAATTTCGATGTGTTCACGGTGGATGTGGACGCCGCCCACCAGCTCGTAACCCACTTCAAGGTAACCACAATGCCCACCTTCGTCTTTCTGCGCAACAATCGCGTCATCTACGTCTTTAAGGGTGCGAGTGCGGACCTGCTTACGCAGGCGTTTGAGATTATTTCGTCGGTAACCCAACCCGGGGTATGAGTACCAAGAAAAGGAAGTCAACTTTAAAATCATGTCGGGTGTTAATACTGTCATCTGGGGCCCGTCACTTTGGCGCATTCTCCACACTCTTTCCTTTGCCCCCCCGGCCACCCTGCGTGCCAAAGCACCTGAAGTTGTTCTCTTTCTTCGAAACCTTGGGGCGGTGCTACCCTGCCGGTGGTGTCGTGAGAGCTACGTAAAGTTTATTGCGGCCATGCCGCCGCTTGAGTCCACTCTTGCCGCCGGCGAGTTGGCACCCTGGATGTTTGAGCTTCACGCCCGCGTAAGCAAAAAGTTGGGCGCGCCCACGCCCAAGTTCGCGTCGATTGAGAAACGTTTCATTGTGCGGCCGGTGCAGTGGTCACCGCCCGATGTGTGGGACACGATCTCCCTCTTCGGCCTCAACTTTACACCCGCCCGCCGCGAATACTATCGTGTCTTTTGGAACAGTTTGCCAACCATCCTTCAGTTGAGTGGTGGCGATCGGATCGCGGGTCTACTGGCGGCGACGCCGTGTCCGTGTGACGATGGGTCCTTCATTACCGCATGTTTGGTTCTGGAGGCGGTGTTCAACCATCACCCACTACCCACGCGGGGTGAGGTGCGCGCCCGCACCGAACGGTACGCGGTTGCGCGTGCAACGGGTGGGTGTGCAAGTGGAGTTTGTGAATAAAGTAAAAGTTTATTGATTATTGCGGGCAAGGGAGAATTTTGCGTTTGCCAACACCCGCCGAACTTTGGTCACTCCAAACAAACAATGGAGTCCATTCTGCTTGACATGAATGCGTGTGCGGCCCGCATGGTGGAACTGTTTGAGGCCGCGCGCACCTCCATCTTCCACAGTAGTTTTGTTTGTCAACTCGACGTGCCGCTCGCGGGCCAACCTGCGTCCGTCACCATGCGGAACCTCATCGGGGCGGCAGTTGCCCGGGGCGTGAAGATTCACATGTTTGTCAACCCCACCGAGCAGTACGGCAACTCCCTCACGGATTTGAGGGCGGTCGAGGGCGTGGAGTTGTGTTTGGTGGAAAGTGACGGGTACATTCCGGCGCCCTTCAACCAAATCTTTGGGGACCGCTTCACCAACCACCACCAAAAGTTTCTGTTGGTGGACGACACCACCATTATGATTGGTGGGGTGGGTGTCCATCCATGTCGGGCGGGGTGGTTGGTGCTCAACACGGAAAAGCCGGCCCCCTACTATTGGCACGAGGTGGGCGTTGTGATGCCATGCCCCCCCGACATGGTATCGTGGGTGCATGCAATGTGGAGTGGCACCTTCACGCCACCACCCTTCCCCTTTCTGGCGGGTGAAGATGAACATGTTTTCATGTGCCGGTTGATCGAAGAGGCCGCCAGTTGCATTCACATGGAGGCCCAACTCTGTATTAGTACACCCTCCACCCACAATCGGGTGTTCGAAGCGGTCGTGGCTCGTCTGGTGCGCGCGTACGCCACGCTCGGTGACCCCTTTTGTTTCATCATGCTGGTGAATACCCACCAACCTGACGAACACATTGTGGTAAGCACCGCGACGACCGCAACTCTGCACTGGTCACGTCGCATGATTATGGCGTCGGCCCTGGCCGCGGGTGTACCGGCGGCCTTCATGCGGAACCGGATGTTCATTGGCACACTTGAACACCGGGGGGTGCACATCAAAGTCCACACCAACCTGATGATTCAAGATGGTCACACCATGTTGCGGACCTCCTCCAATCTCACGGATCGGAGTCTCAGTTCAACACCCTGCGACAATGAGTTGGGTGTGGTGGTGACGGGTCCCACCGTTGCGGCCGCCCAACAGGGTCTTTGGTCGCAGTACTTTGACGCACCGGGGCCGTGGTGGCCCCGTGACGCTTTTCGACTCATGGCGGCGGAAACTGGTGTGGTGCGGGCGGTGCGCTACCACGCGGACCACGACACCACCATCCTACCCGATGCCTTTGTCGATTTCTGTATGAGTAGCGTTCACAAGTTGCGTTACTTTGGAAGTACGGTCCCAATCCGATGGTGGTCTTCAAGATATGTACGGTAGAGGTTATTACACATAAAATGTCACAACACAGTTAAACCCGCAATGAACGCTCACCCTCTTAACCAACCGCCCAACACAACCGTATCGGGTCGATGGCGGTTTAATTATGCCCGACCGAATGCGCCGTTCAACTGCCAAATGCGGTGCATGCGATGCATCGCCCCCGTGGGGCCACCCAACGCCCGGCGTCAATGCGCGCGGGTCTCCTGCTACACCCTACCCTACTGCCCGCAGCACCTCAAGCTCGTGGCCCACTTGCGCATTGGCCGCACTCGCTTGATTGACCCCGCCACACAACGTAGATACAGGTTCAAGGGTCTGTTTGCATGCATACCCGGCCAACCCATCGGCGCACTTGTCTTCGCGGCCAACCAGCCCATTGTCACATACTTCGGTGAGCACATTACCCAGGCCCAACTCGACGCGCGCTACCCGGGTGCCAACGAAACTGCCCCCTACGTTGAGGAGGTGCTCCGCACAGTATACCTCCCCGACCCCAACCCCCCCCACAATCCCGTTCTGTACTATGACCAATCATCTTACATCGATGGGGCATGTATGCGCGGTGTGGCGGCACTTGCCAATGATTCGCGTAACGGCGCATGCGTGGGCAACGATCCATGTGTGGCCAACGCCCGTCTTTTGTCCGGTGACCACAACACCTACCCGTGGTTAACTGCGGTCGCACCCATCCTCAACCGGCAAGAGATTTTTGTGGATTATGGCCCGAACTACTGGGGCGGCACACACCACCCGCACGTTACATCGCCTGCGGCGGCCTACAATAGGATAGAATACAAATGTTAGAAGGAATATGGAGTGGGAATTAGGCATGGTTTTATTGATGGGCATGTGTGTGCTTGTGGCGACTGCACCGGTGGCCCACCTGGTGCCGCACGTCCGGCCCTACGCGACCACTTCTTTCCCCAACGGCAGTGTGGTTCTTCTCAGTCCCCGGGGGGAGGTGCGCACCACACTTGAGAAACTTTTTACCGGAACGCCAATCACACATGTTGGGTTGGTGTGCGTGGACGCGGGTGGCACACCCTTCCTCTTTCACACCCTTCGTGCCACCGGCGCCCGTCTCGAGCCGTTGGTGCCCTGGATCCGGGCCACAACACGGGAGCACCAGGTTTTCGTTCGACGCCTGGTGCACCCTCCCGCCGGCCCCGCGCTCGAGATTGCCATCGCACCTCTTCTTGGGGTTCAATATAGTTTCGGCTTCTGGAAGGCCGTGATGGGCGCCTGGTGGCCCGGGGTGGAGATGCCCCGCGCCACCGCACCCACCGACCGGTTCTGCTCCGAGTTGGTGGCCGAGGTGCTGGAAAAGGTGGGTGTGTTGCACTTCGCACACACCCCGCTTTCGGCGCGTCTGGTGTTGCCCGGTGACTTCTGGGCAACCACCCGTCTTCCCTTCGGCCCCGGTGCCGGTCTCCTTGGGCCCGAGGAACTTCTCTAACGTTTCCCATCACTTCTTCTTACCCCGCGTCACAACAAGGGGGACGTTGCGGTCGAGCGATTCCGGTGCCGCCGCCGCCGCCCCGGCCTCCCCTTCGTCGCGTGCGGTGTAGTAGCAACTGTCCATCCGCCAAAACACATCATCACACAGACGAAACTTCGGCAGGTCGGGGTTGGCGGAGTACCAAAACACACAGTCCTCCGCTTTGTTGCTGCGCACCGTGTTGTCAAGCACCATACAGTTGTGATCCTCCGTGCAGTTGTCCATCACCGTGCTAAAGTCCTTATAGTCCTGGAACATGCCAAAGAAAAACTTCCATAACTTTTCACGCTGGTCAATAATGTTGTCGCGCAATGCAAACACGTAGTCAACTTGTCCGCGCAGGAAGGAAGGCACGTCCATCATGTACTGCACCGCGTTAATAATAAATATCTTGCGGTGACGCCCATTCATGAACACTTCCCGGATGTTCTTCCCCTTGAGCGTACGGTTGTCGTAGGCACAGTCGTCCATGATGATGAACATGTTGCGAAAGTCGCCTGCCTTTACCGTCTTCTTCTGGTACCGCAGCATTCGCCCAATTGCGTCTTCCGCAAAGTCATCAAACACGCAACTTCGCGGGAGAATATCCCCCAACATCTCCGACGACTCCTCCGTTGGACTCATGGCGATCCCAAAGTTGAACTTATCCCGCATGTGGTACATGATGTCGTTCAGAAGTGTACTTTTCCCGGTGCCGCGTTTGCCAATAAGAAGAACTGTCGCATTTTTCTTCATCCCCGTGGGATTAAACGCTCGAATATTGAGGTTGGGCATCTTTGCATGAACGCCACAAAAAGAGGAAGACCGTGCGGTGTCGAGACCGTGATTTTATTAAAGATCAAACTCAAAAGATGGCACCAAAATGGAACTATTTTATCAGTATTGGAAACGTACTTAAAGGGACGCCCACCGGGGACAGTGGTGAGAATGCGATGCTCAAGCTTGAGGGTAGTGCAATTGTTGCGGCCGGCACCGAACTTCGGTGGACGAGTCCCAAGCTTATCGTGAAGTTACTCCAACAGGCCGACAATCGGTATCGTTTACGTCTCAGCATTGCCAATGACACCTACGGATTTCACATTGATTTTCACAACCGACGCTTCCACGATGCCGTGAGTTCCAATTTACCCTTCCCGGCCGAGGTGACCCTGGTCTCGGTCTTGTCAACATGGGAGTTTAGCCACTTCCGTAAGAAACTGCTCGTGGTGTCCTCAACGCTGGAGCGCGACATCTACATCGGGTGTCGGCGTCGAATGACACCATGGCAGAAGAGTGCACTCACCTGGATGCAGGAGTTGGAGGGGGCCGCCGGCACCTCCGCGCGCATTTCCACCAGTCTTGAGGTGCCACACAGTCCCTATGTTTTCAACTACGACGCCGGCATGTTTACGACGCTCACCTCCAGCACCACGGTAAAAATTGATGCCGGTGTGCTCACTGGCGCCCGCTCAAGTGGTAAGACCTTCATCATTCGCAACTTTCTGAATACCGTGCCACCCGCAACATGCACAACGGCGTTCCCCAACTACACCTTCCACGCATCACTTATTGTGGTCCCGACCCACTTGTTGACGCACTGGTCAGATGAGTTGTGTGGGTTGACCGGGGGAGTTGACGTGGTGGATAGCATGGAGGCCGCCAAGAAGTGGCGTATGACCACCTCACGCGCACGCACCGTAATTGTGAGCTTTGCCGCACTTCGACAACTTGTGCAATCCCACAATTCGTACGCGACGCGCTACTGTCGCAACGTCACCATGCGCAAGGGGTTGTGCGCGCCAACTTTGGACACCATGGTGTGGGACCGAATTATCTACGATGAGTTTGATGACAACAAAACATGGGGGCGTGTCACGCGCGTGATTCGCTACATGCAAACACATTTCACGTGGGTGTTACAGGGAGACGCGACTGCGCTGCAGGAGAGGAAAATCGTTGATGTGCTGTATTTAACGGCAAAATCGACCGGCGCGGTTATTGACCGTGTGGTTTTTAGTCGGCTTCCCCCGGTTCTGACTCAACCCGTCTTGGCCATCACCCACGTTGAGTTGACGGCATGTCCCACCCAGCGGCGTGTCTTCACCACGATGGGCAAGGAGAAGATGAGTGAGGCATGGGGTGTGTACGCCAACAACCCCAATCCAATCTTTGTGGAGTGCACCACGTGGGACGAGGCCCGAACGCTTGGACAGACCCAGATTACAAACGGAGAAACAACATTCGAAGCAGAGGCACCGATGGCGCGGGGAGCGGTGTCGCGGGTGGAAGCTTTGATTGATAACGCCGTCAGTTGGAGTATGAATCAGGGTCTTGATGACATGAGGTCATGGAGAATGACGTTCAATACCAATGGCGATATGAACCTTGTTATGATGAGCACAGAGGAGGTGGAAGAGGAGGAAGAGGAGGAGGAGGAGGAGGAGGAGGTGGAAGAGGAGGAAGAGGAGGAGGAGGAGGAGGAAGAGGAAGAGGAAGAGGAAGAGGAGGAAAAGAAGGAGGAAAATATGCTATCGCTCGTATACTTCAACAGTGAAGTTGACAAACTTCAGAAAGGCAGTGTGATGTGTGGGGTGTGTATGGAGCGCGAGTGTAATGTTATTACTGTGTGTGGACACAGTTTGTGTTTCGAGTGTAGCATCCGCATCTCGCAAACGACCACCCGCTGCCCGCACTGTCGGTACATTCCAAAGAAAGATCAGGTGTACATTATTAACACAAGCGGCAACTACACCCCGGTTGCGCACGAGTGGCTTCGTAATTTGAACGGCAACGTCTTGGTTGTGGGTGATAACGCGCGGGGTTTGGCTCACCTGAAGCATGTGATGGCGGGCGTTTCGGGTGTTGTTGTGGAGAATGTCAAAAACTTAGTTGGTAAACCTATTTTTGACGTGGATCATGTTGTAATGGTGGATAATTCCAAGGTTCCCTCGGGTGTGTCTCACCCCTCCGGCACTGTGCGAGTTTCACGGTTGCATGTGGACCTGAGTCCCGCGGCCGCGGCCGCTTCCGCTGAAATGAAATAAAATACAGTCAACAAAATGTCGCGTCGTACCTCACCATCTCTTCCGGTCAGTACCCCTTCCGTGGTCGATGCTGCTGTCGCGTCCGTCACGAAGAGTGCCGCCGCCGGGCCCTTCGCCGGAAAGAACAAGTTCAAAACCGTTGCCGTACTCCTTGTGGTGGCCGTGTCGGCGCTGTTCCTTGTCCGCACAATCCTTGCCGCCCGCAAGAAGAAGATGTCGAAACAAACCTCAAAGGACGCCGAGACGCAACAATGGCAATCCTTTTTTGCAAGTAGCGAACCTCCTCCCCCGCCTCCTTCCCCCCTTCCTTACCCCGCGCCACCCCAGCACGTACCGCGCCACCACGCCCACGCGCCCGCCGAAGCCTCTGTCCGACGCCCCACCAACATACCCCCGGGTGACAGTGGTACCATGGGTGGTCGACCCACTCACACCATGCAACCGCAGTCGACTCGACCTCAACGTGATACCGGTATTAACGCACCACCGCCGGCCGATGTTGCACCAAAGGTCACCCCCGGTGAAGCACCGGCCGCCGTTCCCGACTTCACCGAAATTTAAGTGCTGCGTTTCAAAGTCGGAAAAAACTTTGTCCGCATCTGAAGAAAAACTATGAGTGATTCATCGGATGATAGCGTCTCCTCGGACCGGCGGAGTCACCACCGTGGGAAATATCCCAAAAGTCCCAAATCCGTAAGTCAGGTGTGGGAAGACGAGCAACCGGCCTCCAGTGTGCCCGCCCACATGCGCAATCTTGTTGAGTCCCTCGGGTGTAGAAACCTTGATTTGACCAACATTGAAGTTGTCAACCAGTTCATCGCCCGACGACGCGAGGCGGTGGAAAATGAGGCCGACGTGAAGAGGATCACACGGTTGCTCGCGCTCGAGGCCGCAATGCGAATCTCGTCGACTTTCTCCGGTGTCGATGTTGCGCTGGTGAGGGGAGAGATCAACGGTACGGTTCGGTCCCGGCCCGCCCTACTCGAGGCGGCGGAGAAGGAGCGTCGAAAGCAGATTGTGGGTCAATTGATCGATAACTCACTGTTGGTCCCGGAAACCGACGGCAACCTTTTGCAACGTCTCCTGCACCGCAACTAATAAATTAACACCCCCTACATGCATTTTTCGAACGATTTGACACGGTCTCCCGTGCTTCCTTCCATTTTGCGTGGATCTCTTCACGGATACCAATGCTACCCCCACCTTTCACATGCTCGGGTGCGACAAATCTCACCTCGGGTGGCGGTGCCTCGCTTGTTTGGGGAGGTGCGACCCCCTCCTCCACGGGGTTTTCCCGCATGGCAAGAGCGGCGCGAACACCACGTGGCGTACTTTCGGCGGTCGACGCCGCCGCTGCATGTTTTCTTGATGCCGCAAGCATTGTGTTTTTTGTAAATAAAGTGTTTATTTTTTCTTTGTTCCGCCATCGTACGCATACCCATGCCCACTCGCAATCATTGCACGGTTGATCGAACCGTCCGCGGGAACACTCACCAGGATCCGGCCGTACTTATCAAAACCACCACACCGACAACTGAGCACACGTGTGTCCCCACTGGCCGCATCAATGAGGTCAATGAAGTGCTGCCGGTCCGCCGATGCACGCGCCTTGGCCTCCACCCGGTCCGGGGCGGCCCGCGCCTGTCGCATCTCCTCCGAGTCATATCCCAAGCACCGAAACTTGTACTTCTTCAGGATGTCCCCCTCGAAAAAACACCCGGTAAATGTGTCCCCATCGTACACGTTCGTGATTTTCACATCCATGACCTGATCGTCGTACGAGAACAATGCAACATCATCTTCGCCGACGGTGGCAAGCGTAGTCATGAGTTTGTTCCTCCCTACGAAATTTTCCGACTTTGCCGGGAGATCATGGACGAATCCTTACTGTGCAGTTGGTCTACCGCAAGGAACTGCAACAATTGGTTCCGCGCACTCAGGGGTTGAATTAAGCCCTTGTCGGCCACCGACGATCTCTGCATCTTCCGGCAGTCGAGGTTTCCGTGGATGCCGTACATGCCGTTGGTACGAATGTAGTTGCGCATCTCCTTATCCGTTGGTGCTTCAGGGGGTGGGGTGCAAAGCGGAAGGGATGTGGTTCGCTCCGGTAACGATGTTCCAAGGTTGCCGCGAGCCCGCCGCACCATCCTGGGAAGTGGCGGCGGTACCGACGCCGGCTTGGCCACAACTCGTGCGCCGCCACTCGGGGGGTAGGTGTACGTATCCTTTGGCATCTCCTTTGGAATAAGGCCGAATACCACAAGCATTGAAACACCGGTGCTGGTCGCAAGTGCACCGAAGTTTTGTTTCAGTGCCAACAGTGTTATGCTGGTCACGAGAAGTAGCATAATGAAAATGGTCACGATGCCCGAATTCGCCATTGTTTTTCAAAGGGGCTTATTTATTTTCCGGGAAGCATGCTACTTAACATCGCCCCAATGTCAACTCCTTCATCTTCCGGGAAGCATGCTACTTAACATCGCCCCAATGTCAACTCCTTCATCACGTGGTGACATACTGGACAACATGGTGAAGATACTTCCAATGTCCACACCACCACCCGACTGAAGCGTCTGTCCCAGCAACTCCAACTCGGCCGGATCCACCGACCCCATGATCCGCTCCGACAGGTCCATCACGTTGAAGTCACTCATTTTCATCTCACCGGACCTGATCCGATCCGCCATTTCTGTTGCGTTGGATGTGATTGCCGTCATGATGTTGGGTGGAACAATGTCGCGCGTCCAACTCATCAAACAACAAAAGTTGTTAAGTTGGGTGATGTAGTCCCAAATTGCATCCTTGGTGTCCGCCGTGAGGTCACCCCACTTCTCGTCAAGACCGAGCTCTTCCAAAAAAGAAATTCTCTCCACCAAAAGACTCTCGTCCCGTCGCGCACACCGCGTGTACCACGATGACATGACCTCATGGTAACCCGACATTGCCTCCGCCCCAATCTCCTCCATCTGCGCGGAGGTCTTACCTGACGTCTTTAGGGTGAACCCCACATCGTAGGCCAGAACCTTGGGGCAGGTTGGAAATACCTCACGCATCGCAGAGAGGAACTGCTTCATCATGTCCATAAAGTTGAGCGTGATGGCGCGGGACGTAAGACTCTCTGTCATGATGTTTCTTTTAATTTCTATTTACTTTCAAGACTATGTGGACGAAAGAAAGGGATTGGTTCAAATTTATTTAAAAAACATTTCTTTTGCGTTTCATGCCTATCAGATTTACTGCCGCCGTGCGACTCTCAACTTCCTCGAGAAGCAGTTCGATAAAATGCCGACCTTCCTCACACGTCCACGGAAGTGTCTTTAATTCGTGGGCCAGACTGTGCGCACGCACGGTGCACGCCCCATTCTCGAGCATGAACTCCGACACAACATGCGCCGTCGCAAGCAACCCCTTTTCACATGCAACATTAAGGACCTCACTGTAGTAAAGCTTCCAGAAATCTTGAAGAAAGGAAGCTCCAATGCGCAGAAGATTTTCCATGATCTTGCTTGTCGTGTAGTCATCAACCACCGAATGTCTTGCTAGCATATCAATGGTCGCCAGAAGTGGCTCCGCCACGCCGTGACAAAGACTGGTGTACACAAACTCAAGATGGTCGGGGTGCAGGGGGTCAATGAACATGCTCATGTAAATCAATAATGAGACGTTATACATATTTCGACACTCGGCCATCGGTCAAAACCATCTTACCAAATCGTGCGAGAAGGCAACCACTTGGGGAGTTGACAAGGTGGAGCGGCAATTCGCGGGGTTTCTGTAAAATATCGGGAACATCTCCGTTGTGGTGGGCCACTCCAAGTGGGTTGGGAAAAGTGAAAATGGCGCCGTTTCGGAGGGTGACGCCAACGGCGCGGAGTTGTTCGATCATCCACAGTAAGACAACATCACTGAGTGCAGATTCGTAGAGGTGGGGGTTGCGTGGGTCGTACGCACTGCTCCATCCACCACCAACGTCGGCATGAGACCCCGGGAAAAGTTGTTGAGTGAGAATGGTGCTTCGACTCAAATGGGCCGGATCCACCACCGTGGGTGCATACGACCACCGTGTGTCATCACGCGACACGGCGTGGAAGATATGGCGCACGTTCGCATGTACATCGGAGGTAGCGTACTTAAAGCGGTCTTCACGTCCCGCACGTAGTGCCATGGACTCGGACACCGTTTCCCACAATGAGCCGAGCCCCAGGGCACCCACGGTGTCGAACACCGCAAGTGCATGTATCTCGACACGCACCTGCGCGGGGGTGACAGCACCTCGGCGCCAGAGCACAGAGGGGAACTTCCGCACCGACGCCACCCATTCGGGCAGAGTTCCGCCGATGCTCTCACACACACGAGTAAAGCGGGCGATACTACGGTCGTTCCGACGGTAGGCGGTCCACATGCGCAGCGCTTCGTAGTGCCCAGATGCACTCTGGGCGATGCCCGGCGGTAGGAGGCCCACCGTGCAGATAAATTCAGCAAGTGCGCGGGCGGTGTAGGCGCCTCGACTGAATCCGACAAGCACAATTTGAGTCTCCCTGGGTGTAAAGTTGGTGCTCAGGTAGAGGTAACCTAGCAAGATACGACTGAGTATGCCCCTCCCAAGTATTCCGTACAGTACATGTTTCAGACCCACCACCTCCGTGCCGACACCGCTAATGTAAAGCCCACTCTGCATCAAACTTTGGAACTGTATTGTTTTCACACCATGGGTTACCTTCGTGTCGGTGTTGTTGGGTCGACCACACAGGGACGAAAATATCTTGTAAACATTTGTTAGTTTGTCCACATTGTCGGTATTATTGAAGGTACCATCGCAACATACCACCAGTGTTCGGGGTGGTGGTGTCATTTCTTTATGTTTTACTATTTTTATGGCAAGTTGGGAGCATCGGTTGGTGCTCCCATGCCGACTTGACCGGTCGGTTGGGGCTCGTGGTCGCTCCACCCCACCTCATGCGGTCGTAACACCACCAAGGGTGAACTCTTTTTTTTCGTACATATCTTCAAAACCTACCCTCTAAAAACTAAAATGGCCGCTTGTCTTGGTGGAGCTCTCAATCAAATGGTGTCCCTCGGCCTTGCCGACGGGGTTCTCACCAGCAAACCTGTAATTACGTACTGGCGTCATATCATCAAGCGCTACACTAACTTTGCGCTGGAGGCGCACGACCTGGACTTTAACCAGGGTCAGGCGCAGTTCGGTTCCAACCCGTCCTGCAACTTGGATCGCATCGGTGATCTTGTGTACTGGATGTACGTGCGTGTGGACCTTCCGGGCATTGGGTACACCCAGGCCGGTGCGATCGTGGACCCCTCCCTGAAGGTGGGGGGGGTGGCAATTGAGCCGTACTGGACCCACGCGGTGGGGCAGGCGATGATCGAGCAGGCGTCCTTCTTCATTGGTGGGCAGTGCATTGACGAGATCATGGGCGAGTTCATGTACATCTGGGAGGAGCTTTGCGGTGCGCCCGGTAAGCGTCTGGCCGAGATGACCGGCAAGTTCGACGCAGTTCTGTCTCTCCAGATGTGCTCCCGCCAACCCCGCATCCTGTACGTGCCGCTCTACTTTTGGTTCACTCTTAACAGTGGACTTGCCCTGCCCCTTGTCTCCCTGCAGTTCCACAGTGTGAAGGTGAGCGTGAAGTTCCGTCCCCTGTTGCACCTGCTCAAGTTGACGTGCGGTGCCCTGAGCGCGCCCAACAGTTTCACCCTGGCGGCCATTCAGAACCGCGCGCTGTTCCACCCGACCTACTACAGCGGCGCCGCCCAACCCGTGGGCGACCTCACCACCCTGACCAACACCTCCATGTCGGCGCAGATCCTGGTTACGTACGTGTATCTTGACCAGAACGAGCGCGCAAAGTTCGCGGAGGGTGCCTTCGAGAGCGTCATCCCGCAGCATCAGAACCAGACGGTGTCGGCCCAGCAGACCATTTCCACCGTGAGCGCGGTTGGTACCAACCAGATCAGTAGCATCGATCTCAACTTCAACCACACCGTTATGGAGTTGTTCTGGGTGGTGCGTCTTGGGGTGCGCGAGGCCTTCGCCAGCGTCACCACCCCCTGCACCAACCTGTACAACGAGTGGTTCAACTTTGCCGGGCCCAACGACTTTGTCACCACCATCCCCATCGATCCCGTTGCCACCGTGCGTCTCCTCCTCAACAACGCCAACCGCTGGGAGGCGCGCGAGGGACGCTACTTCCGCCTCATCCAACCCTTCCAGCACCACACCAACGTGCCCGACAAGTTCATCTACTGTTACTCCTTTGCGCTCCAGCCCCAGGACATTCAACCCTCCGGAACCTGCAACTTCAGTCGCATCGACTCCACCAAGCTCGAGGTCACCCTCGATGGCCGCGTCTTCTACGGACCCTCCCAGGCCTCCGGCACCGACTCAAACAACTCCGTCTCCATTCTCGTCTATGCTCGCTCCTGGAACGTGCTCCGCTTCAAGTACGGCCTGGGTGGAACCCGTTTTGCCAATTAAAGGCCGAAAAGTACACGTCAAAAAGATAGGTATTGGAAAATTTACAAAATACTTGTATTTGAAAAATTACAAAATACTTATTTGAAAAATAAAATGACAAAACTACACTCTCTTCTCTTATTTGACTCGCCCCGTCTTCGACTTTCCCGTGATAAAGGTGAACCAATCCGAAGGAATTTCTTCCGGAATTTCCGAAGGAATTTCTCCCGGAATAATAGTTACTGATTCCCCCCTCCTCGTCCCAGTGATAAAGGTGAACCACTCCGAAGGAATTTCTTCCGGAATAGTTACTGCTTTCTTCACCGAGACTGAGTTTATTCTCGACATAATTTTTGGATTTTGAAGGATTTATTAAAATGTGATAAACCAAGAACGGAACGTTCTGGGAAAAATCTGTCAGAATTAAGGAATATACTGCGCCGTGAACTTGCCCCCCGGTACACTGGCGTAGGTCCAGATCACGTTGGATACCGCCGGATCATCCTTTTGCATCTTCACCAATCCATGGGGCGTGTAGTAGGTTTCACCCGGGAGCACGTCGTGTCGGCTCGACTGGAAGACGTTCCGCACGGCATGGTACACCGTCCCATCACCTTTTCGCCGACCAACCTTGGTCGGGTAGAGATCCATTATGGCCCTTTTGTCCGCGACCACCTCCATCATGCGGGCGCGCGCCATTTTGAAGTCGGGTGCAGTCTGAAGAACCTCGGTCGCAACACGAAACACAATCCGGTGGCGAACCGCAAGCTCACTTCGGGACGCCGGCTTTTTCTTGGTCACACCCCGCCGTGTTTTGCCAACGGACGTGAGCAGGTCCCGAAGTTGATTTGAAGTGACCAACAGATCCGCCATGGTCGGTGGGGGGGTCGGGGTGGACGTCATTGACCAAAAATAAGAAGTGACAATTGTTTTATGGTTTAGAGAGTTTTCTTTGTTTTTCCGGGCGCACAAGAAATGCAGCAAGCGACCCATCGCCGTGTTCCTCACCCCCGCTTACTTTTTCAAACGCCACCCGCAACCGTTGGGGGTGCGTGCGTTTGACATTGGCCTCCGGTGCGTCGTCCATGATTTTTTCGTAAAGAAGTCGTTGAAGTTCGTTGGTCTTCCGGGTCTGGATGCCGCGCACCCACGTCTCCACCGAGTCCTGCACATGTAGACGTGCGACATGGGTCGTCTTTTCCTGGCCGATGCGATGCAGGCGATCAATCGCCTGTTGCTCCACCGCAAGGTTCCAGTAAGGTTCCATGATGATAACATGTGAGGCAAAGGTGAGGTTGACTCCCTCACCGCCTGCACCCAGTGAGGTGAGCAACACCTGACACGACGGTGTGTCACGGAAGTGGCAAATGACCGCTTCTCGTTCATCGGTGGTGGCAACGCGTCCATCATAGCGGGCATGGCCCACCCCCTCGTGGGTCAGCATGCCTGCCAACAAATCGAGACAGGAGGTCCACTGACTGAAGAGCACCACCTTTGTGTCGGTCCCGGTGATCTGCGCAACATCGCGGAGGTAGGTCCAGAGGGCCCGTGTTTTGGCGCTGTGTAACCACCCCGTCGGTGTTTCGGTGCGCAGACTGGCCGCAATGCAGACGGCGCACATGGGCTCGTCACCACACGTTGCACAGCGGGCGTGCAGTTTGCATGTGGTCACGGTGTTTGGCATGATGCCACAGGCCTCACACAGGTGAGGTGGTGTGGGAGGCGGCGGCACCGTCATGAGTCGGCGCATCGCGGCCAGGGGTGTAAGAAGCATGGGATGGTTGGCGGCCTGGCGTCGTCGCAGGATCCGCAAGAGTTCGTGCTGGTCGTGGTTGGCGGTGAACGAGGCGTCCTCGTCCCCGGCCGGACTGTCCACCCGCACCTTCCACGCCACCTCGTTCAACACAACCTCAAGTTTCACCTCCGAGGGTGAGAGAACCGCGGTGAGGAAGTGGTGTTTCATGGGGGGGAGGTCAAGTACGGACTTGTCCCGCATGTGGAGGAAAAGGCGGCGCCACTCCCGGAGCTTGCTTGCACTGTTGCTGTACCATCGCCACCATGAGACGTTGCAGTAGGGCGCAACCATGAGGAACCGCGCCAACGCCATGAGGTCACTCATCCCGTTCTTGAAGGGCGTGCCGGTGATGCACCACCGATTGCGTGCACGGAGCGCATGGATGGTGCGGGCGGTCTTACTGGACTGCTCACAGATGCGGTGGGCTTCGTCGAGCACGATGCGGTCCCAGGTTGTGGTGTGCATTGCCCGGCCGCGGACAAACTCAAGGCGGACAATGTCAAAGGTGGTGAGTACGATCTGGTGCTCACCGGTGGGAAGGGGCAGTTCGCGTCCGGCGCCGTGATAAATGGTGATGGAGTGGGGTGGCCACCCCACGCGGGCGGCTTCGGTGCGCCACTGCAGAAGAAGCGACTTGGGGCAGACAACAAGCGTTCGACCCGGGGCCTGCCCGCGAATAAAACTCAACATCGTCAGGGTCTTGCCCAACCCCATGGAGTGCGCAAGAATGCCCCCGTGGGGGGTGTCGTCCACCAGACGCGGCCGGCGCTCCGTGCTTCGCATCCACTCCACCGCTTCGTTCTGGTGGGGGTAGAGTACCACTGACATTTGAGAGGGGAGTTGAAAAGTATAATACGGTAGTGTACGCGCACGGAAAAGTTTATTCCTCATCCTCCCCATTCATTTGATTCTTCATCATCATCATCATCGTCCTCCTCGCTACTTTGGTTTGATATCTCCGTATCCGCATCCTCCAGCATCAGTCCGATGTAGTCATTATCCACGTAGCGCACTGGCGCGACACCCTTCGAGACACGCGCACTGCGACGCAAGCCCGTCTCGGTCACCACCAACCCCTCCAACTCCATCGCGGCGGAGTATTGACCACATACTAAATTGTCGTCGGCGGCATCTTTCTTTTCCTCCTCCTCGTCATTCACGTCAGAATTTTC